TTATTGTTATATTAGACATGTTAAATAACCAATAGTAAATAGTTTATATACACATATTTAGGATGCTTAAAATGTCGCATGATAAAAGCCCATCTTCTTCTCAAAGGTTTAAATTTCAAATAGTTGGTAATGATTTAAAAAATATTAATTTAGCTGTGCAGAGTGTACCTGTTGCTGGAGTTAGTCTTAACAACTTGGATGTATTTGTGAAGGGGCGCAATATGCCAATTCCAGATAATAATACCAACTACGAACCTCTTGTTGTTAACTTTGTTGTGTCTGAAGATTTTGCTGAATGGGTTGATATGTACAGATGGTTAGTAAACTCGTCCAATAACCCAGAGTCTTATTACGATATATCATACAATGCAGTACTAACAGTGCTTGATGGACAGAACCAACCTGTGTTAACATTTACTTATTATGCATGTGTTATAACACAATTAGATGGCATTGAAATGAGTTATATTGATAATGCACATGTATTAACATCCAGTGCAACATTAGTATTCTCCACTGCTAAAGTTAATGTGCTAACAACTGGCGAATCTATAGAGGATCTATAATACAATGGCAACAGAAGCTATGATTAAACGTATGGCGCAATTAGAAGAGATTCGTGACGAAGCCATAGTTGAATTTGAATTGTCTAAAGAGCAGATCAAAGATATAGAAATAAGTGAAATTGATTTAGATGGAGAATCTTTACGAACTCCAATTTTATATAATAAGTATCTAGTAAAATATTCTTCGCTACTGGAAAAACTGGATCGGTTTAATAATGTAAAAAATAAACTATATTTAGAACGTTGGAAGTATTATCAAGGTAAACAGAAGAATAGTTATTATGCCGAATATGGTGTATTAAATGAAGTTATTTTGAAATCCGATGTAGAGGTATATTTGAGAGCAGATGAATTACTGTGCTCTGTAAACGATACTTATAATATCATAAAACAGCATATTGGATATATAGAAAAAATTATGAAGGAAATATCCAATAGAGGCTTCCATATTAAAACAGCAGTTGAATGGCGAAAGTTTCAAATGGGTGGTAATTAAATGGCAAAGTATGTACTGCATCCTGGATGGATATTTAAGAACACACAGAGAGCTGTGTGGGTTTCTTTTAACAAGTTAATTGAATTGTATGGCTTAGATAGAGAAGACTGTACAGAGGCATCTGCAAAGGATTGCTTCCATACAGGAACGGATGGAGATGGAATGATACACTTGTTTCCAAACGAAAATGGAATTTATAAAATTTAGATAAAAGAAAAGGACCCGAAGGTCCTTTTTTAATACTTATTATATTATGCAACGTGCAGTGAACCAACGCGCATTTTACGGAAGAACATGTTTTCTGCTTGACCCAAACCAAGACCAGCGCGTGGAGTAATAACGCCAGAGTTCAGGTAGTTAGCACAGAATGGGTTAGCTACAATTGCATAGCGTGAAGACAAACCAATTACTGGATTGAAAGTTACTGGATCTTTTGCTTCGTAACCTTGTACTGGCAGATACTCACCCATAAAGATACCAGCATCTAGTGGACTAGAACCTTTGTAACCAACAGTTACATAGTCAACAGCAGCATATGGATCAACAAACACTTGGTATTTGCCCATTAGTACACCAGCGTATGTAGCAGAAGCTGGGTCAACGTTCAGTGATGCAGCAAGGTCAGGAGTATATTGCAGGATACCAGCCATGTTCAGAGCAGATGCAACATTAGAAGAACAAATGATGCGGTTTGCTTTGCCCATACGAGTTTCAATTGCAACTTGGTTTGCTTCTACTTCGATTTGGAACAACAGACCTTTGAAACGTTCTACCATCCAACGTCCATCAGCATCGTTAACTAAATCAAACAGACCAGCTTTAGTTGCGCCAGTAGCACCAACTTTTGCAGCGATGTTCATAGTACGCAGACATTCACGATCACGTTCTGCACGAACTTCGTTAGATAGAATGTTGGTAATTTCTGCCATACCATCCAAGCTGTGAACGTTTTGCAAATCGTACAACATTTCGTTTGACAAAGTTGCTTTCAATTTACGAGTTTTAGCAGTTGCACTAATGGATTCGATTGTGAAACCCATTTCTGGCCATGCAGTCAATGCTTCACCTGTTGCAAGTGCCATACCAGTACCAGTTGTGGTAGAGGCAGCAGGAACACCAGTACCAAACGCATCAACAGGGAAACCAGAAGTGTCACCAGCTTGTGAACCAGCACCAGAGAATGCAGAGTTAGCTTCGTTGTACAGAGCTTCGTCACCAGTCTGTGAATTGTAACGTGAACGAAGTGCGAAAATTGGCTGAGTTGGTGCAGTCATAACCTGAACACCAAACAAATCAAATGCCATTGACTGTGGAACTGCACGACGCAACATTTTGATCAACACAGGAGACCAGTTAGCAATACCAGTTGTAGTATTGGTTGGTGCACCTTCGTTCATCTGAGTACCCTTCATGAACTTCAATGTATTTTCCAACACGGCTTCGGTTACTTGGCGGCGATAATCATTTTTGATTTCTGGAACCGCTTTGTCTTCCATTGCTTCTTTAAGAAGGGCTTTAATAGCTTCGCTCATTTAATATACCTCAATTAATAAATTTTGTTTAGTTTATTTATATTAAACAGATTTCTGAACAACGGTTCTGAAATTATTTAGAATTACGACGTAGTTGCGCCAAAATAAATGATTCCCAGCTTGATTCGTTTACTGGATCTTTTTTCTCAACTTCACCAACTTCTACTTCTTCTTTGATATCAGTTACTGGATTGTATGCTTCCACTACTTTATTTAGTGCAGTTTTATATTGAGCTTCGTCAATAAATTCTACGTCTGCAAATTTTTCAGTTAATTTTTCTTTTTGGGATTCGGTTAATTCACCAACCAAAACAGAAGCAACAATATTAGATTTTTTCATTTCTACAATGGCAGTTTCTGCATTAACTAGTTTAGTAGTTTCTTCTGCTAAACGAGCTTCAACTTTAGCTAATTTTGCAGTTACAGTTTCTACAACGCTTTCTGCATTGTCTGGGAGTTTTACTAAACTTTCTTTTGCTAGTGTAACCATACCATTTAGGAAATTATCTGCTAACTGAACCTTAAGAGAAGACTCAACAGCTAACGCGTTTTCTTTCATAAATTCTGCAACAGCAGCAGTTAGGTATTTGTCAACAGATGCTACAATTTCTTCGTTGACATATTGTTCTGTTAATTTTTCTAGATATGCAGTGCGTTCAGCAACGTGTTCGTTAACGTATTGTTCTGACATTTTTTCTAGATATGCAACACGTTCTTCGGTTTTGGTTGTAAATTCTGCTTCCAGAATAGAAGTTTGTTCTTTGATAACAGAGGCTGCTTTTTCATTGACAGCTTCATCAAAAGACTCTTTGATTTGTTTCTGCGCTTCTTCTGAAAGATTTCCACCTTCCATTAGGGCTTCTAAAAATTTTGACATGTTCAACCTCTATTTCATTAGAATGTCTAAGTGTTTCGTATATTTATATAGTTAAAAATTCTGCTATAATTTTTTAATGAAATCTAATATAGATTCAATAATTTGATCCTGTGGAAGAATAATTTCATTTGATTCTTCGAGTTGAACTAAATTACCGTCTTTCATTATCCACTTAGATAAAGATTCTCTAATTGGGTTTACATAGCAATTTGGTCCAGACGGCATATCAACACAATCAACCGCAGTTAACATGTATCCTTCTTCTACATATTTAAGACCATTGCGTTCTTTAATAGAACCAAGTCCTCTAGTAGAAACCCCCATATTAAATCCACCGTCAATTAATCCTCTAATTAAATTTCCCTGTGGTGTATCTAATACACGAGCCTTACCAATTGCTTTGGTTCCTTGCATTGTTAAAGATTCAATTAGAATTGCAGCTTCTTTAATATTTGGAAGTGGGTAGTCTGGGTGATTTAACTCGCCAATTGCTCGACGTTTAGAAATAAAGTCTTGGTTATATTGCATAACAGCCGATTCCAATACATCAAGTGGATACCATCGGCCATTCCCATTTTTTAATTCAGCTTCGCCAAAAATACCTTCAATATATAAATGCGAACCTTTAGCTGTATTCTCATGTAATGTTTCTATAGCATGAGAAGTTTCTACTAGCATTGACATAGATTGCATGAAAGTATCCTCTTACTTCAGCCCAAGCTGTTTACGTTTTTTCATAGCACGTATGCGCTTTCTATTTGTTCTTTTTTGCAATGCAACACCTTTAGATCTCTTGGTTCTAATCGCCTTTCTCATTGCAAGACGTTTAGCTGCTTTATCTCCACCAGAAATAGGAACACATGATGTTCCGGTATCATTCAATTTATATCCAGGTGGGCATTTAATGCGGCGTTTTTTCTGACCTAGGTAATTTACCTTAGTAATAACTTTTTCATCTACTTTAGACATATTACCCACCATTATTTCTTGCAGCTTTCTTCTTCTTGTTTTTTATCTTTGCAGACATCGCATGTTTCGCCGTCTTTACAGTCGCATTCTTTTTCTTTGTCTATTACTTCCATACCATACTGTTCTAGCACGTATGGCTTTTGGTTTTCAATTTGTTCTGCAATGCGGATTTTTAGCTCGTCCTTAATATCATCCATTGCATATGCAAAGTTACCTTCCACTATGCTATTAATAATACCTTGAATACTATTCATTATTTATAACTCCTAATTATTGATTCGGATCGTCTTGGGAAGCAGGTTCACTAGGTTCATTTTGAGCAACTTGCGCATCAAATGAACTAGAATCTCCATTTTCTTCGTCTGCATTATTGTATTTATTGTTTTTTGCTTCCTGTGCTATTAACTTATCTTGTTCTGCAATATCTTCGCCGGTTTGTGCTAGTATTTCACTACGGACATATTGGTGAGAGAAGTATTTTCCAATATAAGGACTTAGTTTATCCAGAAGTTCTAATCTAGACTGCAATAAATCATTTTGCTTTTGCTCTTCTAAATAAAAATCCTGTGCATATTTAAATTTGATAAATGGTTTAACATTATCCCATTCTTCTCTGGAAATTGTTTTTGTTAAAATAAGTTCTGTTTGCAATACATCTAATAAAGCCTCGTTAAAGCGTTTGCGAATCCGTGATACGAACTTGCTGAATTTAAGTTCGTCTCTTGAAATTTCACTTTGGTTGCCGAAATTAACCATACTATCACTTTCTAAACGAGAGATTGGAACATTTAGTGCTTTATATAGGCGTTTCAAGAAATAAGTAACGTCATCTATTTCAGATAGGTTCTGTCCGCCGGGTAGCGTAGAAATTTCAGTTCCGGAACCTTTAGAATTTTTGGGGAGCCAGAAGTCTTCCTGCATAGTCTGTAAATATCTACTGTCTTTAAATGTTCCGTTTTCTGGATCATACGACATTCTATTGCGGTAACTATTCTTCAGATTTCTAATGTACTGGGTTGCCTTACTATTTTGCATCCCGCTCACATCAATATAAAACATACGGCGTTCCGGTGCACGAACTATACGGTATATAACTAACGAGTTTTCCATCATTCGTAACTGATTGGCGGGTCGAAGTGCTTTATGTAACCAGCTAATTGCATATCCTGTAGACGCATCTGTCATACCAGAAGTAATATAAGTGACACTATCTTTGTTTAACTTATACTTTGGTTTTTCTACTGTTGATATACTTTTATTTTTTGCATACGAAGATTCTTGTGCAGGTGCAGTACCAGCAGCTGCAATATTTTCATTATAGACAAAGTATTCGTCATACCCCTCTATAGTTCCATCTTCTCTGTTTGTTTTGATTTCTCTAACTTTAGTAACGTAAATTGGGTCGAATTCAATAATATCTTTTAATCCACCCTTAAGATCATTCTTATCTATAATCTTATGCCAGCTTAATCTACCATCCGTATAGAACTGTCTAGCTCTATTATGAATAGTGCTAGTTAAGTCTAATATTTTATTAATCTTATCCCATTTTTGGTATACAATTTCTTTAATTTTATCAGACAACAAGGATTTATCTATATCATCTAAATTAAGTTCGATTGGATTTTGGTCTTCCTGAAACGAAACCATTTCATTAACAATATCTTCTATTGCATAATCGACTTCATGGTAAGATGATATTTCTCTATACTTGTTTAATAAATCTGCTTGTGTATTATAAGACACTTCAAACGGCAAATTAAATGAGTTAACGCTATTCTCTATTTCAATTGCGCCATCTCGTTGCTCTATATTAATTTGGTTAGTAGTTTCGCCAATTTTATTGGTATCGTCGGATATGTCTTGTTTAGAAAAGAATGTATTAAACCAATTAATATTCATAAATTAATCTCAATTATGTAAATGTAATTACATTTATTTAGTGCAATAAAAATGGGCCCATGTAGGACCCAAAATATATTATAGTTATAATTATTTCTATGTTGTAGTATTTGACACCATATCGGAATACACAAACGTAACATCAAACTGTTCGTATGTATCTGTTTGATCCTGACCAACTTCAATAGGTCCAACCACAGAAGGCCACAGTAATTTTAATGTGTATGTTTTTAAAATATTGTCTGCTGTATCTAACTGGTCTACAGTAACATCAGACATAAAGTCATCCGGAACAACAGAACCAGTATTGCTATTATATGCATTAAT